CCGCCGCGCGCATCGTGCGCGACGGGCTGCTGAACATCCCCGACCGGATCGCGGCCCAGGTGGCGTCGGAGACCGATCGGGGCAGGGTCTACAGGCTGCTCGAGGACGAGATCCGGAACGCGCTCGTTGGCCTGGCGGAGCTCCTCGATGAGGACTCGGCCGACGACGATGCTCCTGGGCCTGCTGTGCATCCTTCGGCTGGAGCTGGCCATGCCGTCCAGTAGCCCGGTCCGGAGCGGGTGGGCGAGTGGGCTGCGCCCGGAACCGCACGTGCTCGTCAGCGAGTGGGCCGACCAGAACCGACGGCTCCCGCAGCGGTCGAGCGCCGAGCCCGGACCTTGGCGTACCTCCCGGACGCCCTACCTTCGGGAGATCCTCGACGCGCTGTCGGTGATGTCGCCGGTCGACGAGGTCGTGATGATCTTCGCGGCCCAGCTCGGGAAGAGCGAGACGCTCCTGAACGAGCTCGGGTACATCGTCGACCACGCCCCGGGCCCCACGCTCTTCGTCCAGCCGACCGTCGAGACGGCCAAGCGGTTCAGCCGGCAGCGGGTCGAGCCCCTGTTCTCCATGACCCCATGCCTCGCCGGCAAGGTCGCGGAGGTGAAGAGCCGGGACTCGCGGAGCTCGATGCTCATGAAGGAGTTCATGGGCGGGCTGCTGATCATCACCGGCGCCAACTCCGCCGTGGGCCTCCGCTCGATGCCGGCCCGCTACCTCCTGCTCGACGAAATCGATGGCTACCCGGCGGACGTGGACGGGGAGGGTGACCCGATCGGGCTGGCCGAGGCGCGGCAGCGGACCTTCGCCCGCCGGAAGACGCTCAAGGCCTCCACCCCCACGGTGGCCGGGGCCTCCGCGATCGAAGCCGCCTATGAGGCGACGGACCAGCGGCGCTACTTCGTCCCGTGCCCGCACTGCGGCGAGTTCCAGATCCTCGCCTTCGGGCAGCTCACATGGACGAGGCTCCACCTCTTGCCGGAGCAGGCCGTCTACGTGTGCGCGCACTGCGAGGGCCGCATCGAGGAACGGCACAAGACGGAGATGCTCGCGGCCGGTGAGTGGCGGCCGATGGCAGAGGGGAAGAGCCCAAACGTCCGCGGCTACCACCTGAACGCCCTCTACTCGCCGGTCGGCTGGCTGTCGTGGGGCCAGATCGCGAAGACGTGGATCGCCGCGCAGAAGAAGCCCGATAAGCTGAAGGTCTTCACGAACACGGTCCTTGCCGAGACGTGGCACGAGAAGGGGGAGGCCCCGGAGTGGCAGCCGCTCTACGATCGCCGCGAGGGCTACGCGCTCGGGACGGTGCCCGCGGGCGGACTCTTCCTCACGGCGGGGGTCGACGTCCAGAAGGACCGGCTGATCGTCGAGATCGTGGCGTGGGGGCGCGGCCGCGAGTCGTGGTCGATCGACTACGGGATCCTGCCAGGGAACACGTCCGACCTGACGGAGGCGGGGCCCTGGGGCCAGCTCGACGCGCTGCTCGCGCGAACCTTTCGGCACGAGGGCGGTGCCGAGCTCACGGTGCGGATGCTGGCTGTGGACTCCGGCTACAACACGTCCGAGGTCTACACCTGGGCTCGGAAGTACCCGATGAGCCGGGTGATCGCGATCAAGGGGCAGGACTCGGGGGGCGCGCTCCTCGGGGCACCCTCGCCGATCGAGATCAACCTCCGCGGGCGTCGGCCAATCCGCGGCTACAAGGTCTGGCCGGTGGTCAGCGGGATTGCGAAGTCGGAGTTGTACGGCTTCATCCGGCTCGACCGCCCGCTCGACGGCGAGGCCTGCCCGCCCGGGTGGTGCCACTTCCCGCAGTACGACGACGACTACTTCAAGCAGCTCACCGCCGAGCAGCTCGTGAGCAAGAGGAATAAGCGGGGGTTCATGGTGATGGCCTGGGGGCTCATCCCGGGCCGGGAGAACCACGTCCTCGACGCTCGGGTGTACGCGCGGGCCGCCGCGGCGCTGGTTGGGCTGGACCGCTTCCAGGAGAGCGACTGGGCGGCGCTCGAGCGGATGGTGTCGAACGAGCCGCCTCCGGCGCCGAAGCTGAGGCCGGAGCGTGAGTCGTGGCTCAGGAGGCGAGGATGAAGCTCCTCGACGTCGCCGGGACCGGGGCGAAGGCCGTCAAGGACGCGGCGCTCGCTATCGCGAAGGTGGTGGCCACGTCGCGTCCGGTCAACCGCGATGCTGCTCATGAATTGCGCCGACGCGCGGATGTGAACGCACGAGCGGAAGCCGCCCGCGCCGAGCGCGAGGCCGCGATCTTCGGCTCTTCGCGGTGGCTCGGACGTCGGCCCGGCTGGCTCGGAAGAGGAAGGTGAAGCGATGGCGTGGACTCAGGCGGATGTCGAGGCCCTCGAGCGGGCGATTGCGGACGGGCGCGGCGCCCGGTCCATCCAGTTCTCCGACGAGAGTATCACCTTCAGCTCTCCGGCGGAGATGTTGGCCCTCCTCGCCGCCATGAAGAACGCTGTGGCAACGGCCGCCGGCGGCTCTTCGACGCGCTATGCCGCGTTTAGCAAGGGAGCCTGAGATGGCCGACGACAAGATCCGCCGCAACTGGCTCGACCGCGCCATCGGCTTCTTAGCGCCCATGGCGGGGCTGCGTCGAATTCGGGCGCGGGCCGCCTCCGACGTGATCGTCCGCCACTACGAGGGCGCCTCAACTGGCCGTCGGACGCAGGGATGGAACCGCTCCGGCTCCGATGCCGTAGCGGCCGTGGTGCCCTTCGTCAAGAACCTTCGCGACTCAGCGCGTGACCTCGTGCGGAACAACGGCTATGCCGAGAGCGCCATCACCACGATCTGCGATCACGTCGTTGGGTGGGGGATCGTGGCGAAGCCGCGCCCCGTCAATGGGCCAGCTTCCGAACTCTGGCAGAAGTGGGCCGGGACAACCGCATGCGATGCTGACGGGCGCTCTACCTTCGCGGGCCTGCAGCACCTCGTCATGCGGACCGTTGTCGAGTCGGGGGAGGTCCTCATCCGCAAGCGGATCCGGCTTCCCGAGGACGGCCTACCGATCCCAGTCCAGGTCCAGGTCCTCGAGCCCGACTACCTCGACACCGCGAAGACCGTGGCGTCGCTGCCCAACAAGGGATGGATCACGGCCGGGGTGGAGTTCGACGGGATCGGGCGCCGAGTGGCCTACTGGCTATTCCCCGAGCACCCCGGCGCCTATCAGGCGAACAAGGTGGCGGCCTCCCTCCGCGTCGGCGCGGAGTTCGTGCTGCACGTGTATCGGCAGGACAGGGCGGGCCAGGTCAGGGGCGCGTCGTGGTTCGCGCCAGTGCTGCTCAAGTTCAAGGACTTCGACGACTTCGACGACGCGACGCTGATGAAGCAAAAGGTGGCGGCCTGCCTCTCGCTCGTTACTACGGACGTGGACGGGACGGCGCCGGGCCTCGGGACGGTTGACCCCGCGAATCCGACGATCGACGAGCTGCAGCCAGGGGCAATCCTCAACCTGGCGCCGGGCCGCTCCGTGACCGTGGTGGACCCTCCGACGGTCCGGGAGTATTCGGACTATACGCGGACGACCCTCCGAGGGGTTGCCACCGGCCTCGGGGTCTCCTACGAGGACCTGACCGGGGACTACAGCGCCGTCAACTTCTCGTCTGCGCGGATGGCCCGGCTGCGGCACTGGGCGCGCGTCGAGGACTGGCGGTGGCGGACGCTCGTCCCGCAGTTCTGCGATCCGGTGTGGATCTGGGTGATGGAGGTGGCTGGGATGCTCGAAGCTGGCCCCAGCGCGGTCCCGGGGGTGGAGTGGACGGCGCCGCCCCTGCCGATGATCGAGCCGGACCGCGAGGGCCTTGCCTACCAGCGGAACATCCGGGGCGGTCTCATGACGCAGTCGGAGGCGCTCCGTGAGCGGGGCTACGATCCCGAGGCCGTGTTCAAGGAGATGGCCGCCGACAACAAACGGCTCGACGAGTTGGGGCTCATCCTCGACAGCGATGCGAGGAACACGACGCAGGCGGGCAACCCGCGATCCACGGCTGCGACCCTGGCGGCCGACCCGTCGTCCCCGGAGCCAGCGGCCACCCCGGCGGAACCCGCGGACGAGGCCGCATGAGCAGGAAGAGGCGATCGCAGATGGCGGTTCACCCGGAGTCGCTCGAGAACCCGGAGCGGGACCTGGACCTTACCACGCGGGGACCGGAAGTGGCCGAGGCCCAGGCCCCGGGGGATGCGCGCGACGAGGCCGACCTCCGCCGTCGGCTCGCCCTGGTAGGGAGCATGGAGCCCGTGACCGTCGGCTGCCGGGATTGCTGGCACCACGGGCGGGATGCGGTACTTGCGGTGATCGCCAAGGCCGACGGGGTCCGGGCGGGGATCGAGGCCTCCCGCACCGTCGAGCCCCACGGATCCGAGCTCCACTGGCTCGACTGTTGGCACCAAGGCCGCGACGCTGCCATCAAGACTATCGAGGGTGAATGAGCCTCCTGCCGCTCACCGCACGCCAGGCGGAGACCTTGAGGCTCATCGCTGCCTTCCGGGAGGCGACCGGCGAGTTTCCATCTCAGCGGTACCTCGCGCGCCGGCTGTGCGTGGATCTGACCGTGATCCAGGCCCGGCTACTCGGGCTCTACCGGCGAGGCTGGCTGGTGAGTCCGACGCCGGGCGGGCTGCGCTGCACCCACGTCTGATCGCCCGAAATCCTTTCACTGCAACACAACAGCCCCCGTCAAATTGACGGCTTCCCGCATTCCTTGCGCGTGCGGATGATCATCCCGTGCAGACGGGAGGGCCCATGGAACCGCGCAGGGTGCAGATGCCGCCCATGTCGTTCCGGGCCGACCTCGGACCCAAGTCGATCGACGACGCGGCCCGCACCGTCGAGCTCATCTTCACCACGGGCGCGGCCGTGCAGCGAATGGACTGGTGGACCGGCGAGCGATACATCGAGGTCCTGTCGCTCGATCCGGCCCACGTGCGCCTTGATCGCCTGAACGACGGCGCCCCCCTCCTCGATTCTCACAGCGCCTACTCGGTCGCCGACCAGCTCGGGGCCGTGGTGCCCGGCAGCGTCGCGCTCCACAAGAAGGCCGCGACACTCAGGGTCCGCTTCTCGAAGCGCGACCAGGTGGAGCCGGTGTGGCAGGACGTGCGCGACGGCCTGATCCGCTCGGTCTCGGTGGGCTACAGGGTCCACAAGTTCGAGGAGACCGTCAGCGGCAAGGACAACAAACTGCCGATCAGGACCGCGACGGATTGGGAGCCCTTCGAGGTCTCCATGGTCCCGATCCCGGCCGACCCCGGCGCGAAGACGCGGGGCAGCGGGCCGGCCGACGCCAACCCATGCGAGATCGTGACGCGCGCCCAAGAGCCCGACGTTCCGGCCGCGCCGGAGCCGTCCATCGAAGTTCCCAAGAAGGAGCAGACCATGCGAGGAGACGACCGGTCCGAGACCATCGCGGAGCCCATCGAGCGCGAGGCGACGCCTCCCGCGAAGCCCGCGGCCGTCGAGCCCAACGAACGCGACGCCGGCGCGGCCGTCGAGCGCACGCGCTGCCAGAAGATCACGGCGGGGTGCCGCTCGGGTCGTCTGCCGCAGTCCTTCGCCGACGACCTCATCGAGCGCGGAGTGCCGCTCGTCGACGCGCAGACCGCGATTCTGGCCGAGATCGGCAAGCGGGAAACCGGCGCGCCGCGTCAGGGAGCCGGGGCGGAAGTGACCGTCGTCGGCGACGACCCGTTCGTCCACAAGCGCAACGGCATCGAGAGCGCGCTCCTCCATCGGATGTTCCCGAAGCAGAAGGGTCCGGCCGGAAAGGACATCGGCTTCGAACTGAGCGAGGTCGGCAGGCAGTACCGCGGCCTCGGGCTGATGGACATCGCCGAGATCGTGCTCCGCGCGCAGGGCGTCCGTATCACCGGCATGAGCAAGATCGAGCGCGCCGGTGCCGCGCTCATGACGCGCGCCGGGATGCACTCGACCTCCGACTTCCCGAACCTCCTGGCGGACGTGGCGAACAAGCTGCTCCGCGCGGCCTACGAGGAGGCTCCCCAGACGTGGCGCCCGATCGCACAGAGCATCCCCACGCCGGACTTCAAGCTCCGGAAGATGCTGCAGATCGGCGACGCCCCGAACCTCGACGAGATCCTCGAGCACGGGGAGTTCACCGACGGGACGATCGCCGAGGGGAAGGAGCAGTTCCAGCTCAAGACCTACGGCAAGATCTTCCGGATCACGCGAACCGCGCTCGTCAACGACGACCTCAACGCCTTCGCCGCCGTCCCGGCCGCATTCGGGCGCGCCGCGCGCCGCAAGGAATCCGACCTCGCATGGGCGCAGATCACGGCGAACGCCGCCATGGGCGACGCCGTGGCTCTCTTCCACGCCACCCACGGCAACCTCGCCGGCTCGGGCGCCGCGATCGACGTCACATCCATCGGTGCCGGCCGCGCCGCGATGCGCCTCCAGAAGGGCCTGGACGGG